TCTTGTGCCTTTTGTGCCGCAGCCCTTTTAGCCCTGTCATGTCTTGCCGAATCCGCTTTAATCGCCTCAGCTTCAGCCAGGGTGTTTGAGTCATACTCAGCTTCCCAGGAATCATTGGTGATATGGTTCTTCACTACGTTACCCTCCTCAATCTCCAGCTAGTAGTAGCTGTATCGTAAACATACTGGATGGATAGCCCATCGTCTGAAAGTGTTTCCCCGCCGGATTGGATCGTATCTGACCCTGAAGCCGCAACCGTCACATTATAAGTGTTGAAATTCTCAAGGGCATCGAGAATATCAATGGTTGAACCATCTGCCGGGGTCTCGGGCAGCGTAACTGTAATAGCTTCCGTCAGACGAAACTTGTATAGGCTTCCCACGGCGGCACTAAGAGCGCCGTCCGTATGGTTGGCTATACGCTTTGCCCCAACAGACTTAGGGCTAGGGGGTTGGGCCGGAATTAGATAAGTCATAGCTTTACCTGAAGAACTCCACTACCACGCTGCAGTCAAACTCAGAGATCAGACTGATGGTAGTCGAGCCCTCAATATGAAGTGCTTGTGGGTTAAAGACGGGGTTGGTGCTGTTTGCCTGAGACGTTGCCGCCGGTACTACAGCTGTAACGTCCACGTTGCACCAGAAGTCGTCAGTCTTACTAAAGAAGGCATACCTCGGCTTATCCCTGCCTATGTCGGTAGGAACAGTGATCGCGACCGCCGCGCCTCCTGCTGTAAGCTTGGCAACAGCTACACTATCGGCTTTTTTGCGGATACCCGGAGCACCGCTTAATTCCATAGGGATCATGTTAAATTCCTCACTTAGACAAGGGCCGAAGGCCCGCGTGTCTTCTCTTACTTCTTAGAACCGTGAGAGACTTTGCTTCCACCAGGCTGAAGGAAATCAGTACCTTTTCCACCCTCTTTAGGGGGAGTCTGGCGTTGGTCTACTTCTTTGTTTTCACCCCAGAACCGATTGTCTTCTGATTTTGGTTTGTATTCCATGATGTTACTCCTTTACGCACCCATCCAAGTTGATCGGTGCCTCTTTGTTTGAAAATTTGGTCTTGTTGATCTGGACTGAGTTAAGTCATCCTTATCAAAGTTTGATTTACCTAAGAACTGCTCTCCCGTGGCCAGTACCCTGAGGGCATCGGCAGCATGGGAAGCCCAGTTATGAATTGGAGATTTTGTGTAGGTACGATTTTTTTCATCCCATTTACACGCATAATCCTTGAGCGCTGAGATTCCTCTGCGACATTTCTCTTTATCAAAGACACAGCGCATCAAGAGTGAGCGGGTTGTTCTGATCCCCTCAAACACTTCTGTCTTTGGAACTACCACCAGGTTAACCCCGTGATTTTTAGCTATCTCTCTCGAGGTAGATTTGGCTGAGAAGTGTTTGGCATTGATATCGTGGGGCGCAAGGTGAGTGCCGTATCTGTAGGGCTTTTCCTTCAACTCATCCAGGGCCTTGTAAATGTCCCCTCTTGAGATCTCGGAGTAATCAATAAAGGTTAAGAGACCGCCTGTTGTAACCTGAAAATACCAGATACAAGTCGGATCGTTTACCCCTATGTCCCAGGCGGTATGCACTGGTAAGCGGGGGTCGTGAGTGGTCTTGGTAATACGGTGAGAGGTTTCCAACGCCATCATTTGTTCAGCGTAATAGGCTCCAGGTGGTGATAGTGTGAAAGAGCAGTAGTATTCCTGCAGGAGTAGATCTTCAGGCATTCCCGTTTTGCGCTCTTCGTCCATATCATCTTGGTTGAGGAGTCCGGTGTCCTCAATTGTGAGAATTTCATAGAACCAGTCGGGGTTTTCCTGTGCCAGTAATGAGAGGTCATGAGCATGATTCTTCCCTCTGGGGGTGAAGTTAAACATGACTTGGCCCTTGTTCGCCTTGAAGATGGGGCGCAGGAGCTGCCAGCCTTTAGGATCTTGGACCGAGTATTCGGATAAGATGGCGGTGACGGGATTTGTGCCTACGTTGGTCATGTGATCGACACCAAAGATCTTAATCATGGACCCGTTGGTAGTCTCAATGTGCATCTTTTGGGAATCACGCCTCTTGATGAGATTGTAAGGCAGGTAATCCATAAAGGGTCTGCCCTGGTTGTCCATACCATCCCATATAACGTCCCTGCCAAGTCTCGCCTCTGGAAAGTAATAAGCATGGAGCCCTTTTCTTGTCATAGTACGGGCAATGAGCTTATTCCACATAAGCAGGTCTTTTCCTGCTCGTCTGTGCCAACAGATCGCGATCCTTGATTTGGTGGTGTTAAAGGCCGGAATCTGATACGGACGCGGAGTAAACTTATAAGGCAGGGTCAACTGGGAAGGACTGTCTTGGTAGGCATCCATGCTTGGAGTATAAACGGTAAACCGTGATACAATCTAACTTAAATATAAGAGGTCCAATGCCCCCACTCAATAAAACCCTCACCGCCAGAATATCATTGGAAGAAGATTTGATCGTTAAAAAAGCCGCCTATTTTGGGGGTATAAGCAAAGGCGAAGCCCTGCGAAACATTATTAGAGAGTGGTATGAATCTTCTGATCTAAAGCAGCGGAGGGGTAGAGCCCCTGGGTTGGCAGATACCTTGTAAGCAGACCGCAAATTCCTGCGACTAAAATTGGAGCTCAGTGGCGATTTGATAGAGAAGAAATCGACGAATGGGTCAAAATTCAGCCTAGGATTAGCAAATTTGAGAGGTAAAGAAGGGAAGCGATGGCAATACATAAAAAGGCAAGGGCTCCGAGAAATCGGACACTTACTCTAACATCAGAAGATCAAGAGAGGTTAAGACAAACACTTTATGCGCATAAAGAAAAAGTTGATTCACATGAAAAAAATTTAATCTTATGTGGGGATTATAGAGATTATTTACTTAAAATTTGCCCATCTTCAATTGATCTGCTTTTCCTTGATCCACCCTATAATCTTAATAAAACATTTAATGGCAATAAATTTTCAAAAATGAATACGAAAGACTATACAGAATGGCTGGCAAAGATATTAGGTAATCTGAAACCGCTTTTAAGTCCAACTGCAAGTATCTATATTTGTGGGGACTGGCATACCTCCCACTCAATTTATGAAGCGGCGACACAACATTTTATTGTTCGAAATCGAATAACTTGGGAGCGTGAAAAGGGGCGGGGCGCAAAAGCAAATTGGAAAAATTCAAGTGAAGATATTTGGTTTTGTACCAATTCGGATGACTATCAATTTAATGTAGACTCTGTAAAGCTACGAAGGCGTGTTGTGGCACCATATCGCGATGATAATGGAGAACCGAAAGATTGGGATGCTTCAGACCTTGGAAACCTCAGGGACACACACCCGTCAAATTTGTGGACTGATATAACAATACCATTTTGGTCAATGCCAGAAAATACTGACCATCCTACACAGAAGAGTGAGAAGCTGCTAGCAAAGTTGATACTCGCGAGTTCCAAACCCGGTGATCAAGTCCTTGATCCGTTTCTCGGAAGTGGTACAACAGCAATTGTTGCAGATAAACTTGCTAGGAAATTCTATGGTATCGAAGTCAATGAAGAATATTGCCTCCTTGCTCTCCGTCGACTTGAGCTCAGTAAAGCGGAGCCAAGTATTCAAGGTTACGATGATGGCGTTTTTTGGGAACGTAACACCTTGTCAATCCAGACAAAAAGGGGGCGATCTACGACAAAGAACCAACAACCTGGATTATTGAAAAAGAAAACCCCTGACGCTCAAGTGGGCTGGTAGGCCCCGCCAAAGGTTTACGCAATAACCCCAAAAGGTGCGCTTTGTGTAGAGGCGTTAAGGGTATTATTAGCTATACTATAGCATATCTTTAGGGTTGGTAGGGTTCTGGGCCAAAAGTTTCTTGACGTTGGCCTTTTTCCTTTCCCTGTTAGCTTTGGGAGTTTTAGACTCGGAGTCGAGAGTAATTTCCCCATCTTGAACCTTTTTATACATCTGGGCTTTAGCTATATTCTCACTGACGGCTCTAAGGAAATCGTCTGGGATAATAATCTCATGACGTTTTACTTTTTCAAGTAGGGCGGGAGAAGCCAGAATTTCTTCGGTTGTGTAGATTGTAGGATCTTTGGGGGTGTTAGGCGGGGGGACCAGGCGCTGATTCAAGGGGGCATTATCCTGAATGAATCTAGCTATTGTAGGGTCATTGAAAATATTCCCTGAAACTTGTGCTATTTTATGGGTAGCTACCAAAATGTGGTGGGGGATTTGGGTACCCGGTTCTACGAAGGGTGTTATGAGTTCATTTACATTCTCCAAAGTATCTGTCGGTAGGGACTCCAGGATAGGTATTTTAATATTAAAAGGGTCTTGCATAAGGTTTATCCTTTCTGGTTTGGTACCGTGAGCGGGCCGTCAGGCCTGCGAATCCTTTTTTCGCTGCCAGGCTAGTTTCTCATGCCCTTCAGTAGCCCCGGGCACTTTAACCCTTTCAACTCTTTCCTCTTTCTCCAGAGCTACCAAATGGATGTAAATACTGTTGAGAGGTTTCCCAAGGCAAGCGCATAGGGCTTTAGAGAGGATGTTCCCCCTCTTAGGGATATAAGCAAAGACTTTTTCTTTCATAGATATTTTACGTAAAGGCATGGGGGCATTGTACCATAAACGTGTAGTATATAAGTATAGTTAAATATATATAAGTAGTTTAGATTTTGGGGGCTTTTGTGTGGGGTGGGTACCTGTATTATACACAAATCACGCCCGAACCCGGGGGGGCTACCCCCTATCATCCACAAAACACCCCCACCCTCCTCCCTCGAATTTGCTCCGATTTGCTCCGATCTCCTTATAGGTATTATACAAAGCTGGAAAAGTCACTTTCACCTGGCGATACCGAGTAAGGCTAGTGCCTGATCCTGAGCAGGCAATATGCAGCTGAACCAGGGCCATAGATCCAGTAGCAGGAATAATCAAGAAGAGACCGGGAAAGGAAGGGATCAGGTAGTAAATGGGAGTAAACGGCCAGGTTTTGATGTGTTTTTGATCGGAATTGTGAAATATATGTATATAGTACAATCGGTGAATACT